AATGTAATTGTCCAGCATATAAATTTAAAAGAGGAAATAAAACTTGTAAACATATTAAGGAAATACAAGACGGAAAAAAATAATTTAATTTAGGGATTTAATTCTCTATTTATATAAACAACATCATTCAAATAAACCAAAGGGAGGTAAAACGAATGAAAAAAACAAAAAAACAATGGAATTGGCTTAATGGTCTAACAAACCGAAACAAGCCAGCCGGAATCAAGAAAATCATCAAACATACAATGCCAAATTGGGCATCTTCGTATGTTTACAAAATCTCATCCAAAAAACTCGGAAAGACCTATGTAGGTTACCACAAAGAAAATGGTAAAACCTATTTTGGTTCACCAACAGACAATGAATTAATCTTACTTATCTCGGACCCAAATGCCGATTTAGTAATGGAAATCATTGACTTTGGTTCCAAGTTGGAAATGAGACAACTTGAACACGAAATGTTAACTGAGGTAGATGCGAGAAACAATCCAAATTATTGGAATCTTACCAATGGACAAAAAGGTGTTCCAAAGTTCAATCGTGAGGCAATCAACAAAATCGTAGAAATCGTAAACAATGGTGGTGGGGAGTATTTATCAACACCAGTATTGGTTTCAATGTTATCGTCTATTCCAAAGGCCCAAGTTAGAGGTGAGGAATATGACAAAGACAATCTAACTGACATTGTTGATGCAATCATCAGAAGTGGTGGTTCAACTGAAAAAGCAAAACCACCGGTAATTCTTGAAAACAGAATTTACGACGGAATCTTCTATAAAGAACTTCGTATTGGTGGGGCTCATACAATTCAAGCCTATATGAAAACAAAGTACAAAAATGTTACTGAGTTGGCACCAATCAGAATTCCAAAAGAACTACACGAAAACATCACAGATGACGGAATCACTTTATTGGGTGACTTACTAAATGCCCGAAAAGAAATTTCATCACCTGCGAAACACGAAGACGGAACAAAGTATTTGTTAAAGGTTCGTGAATCAGGTCGTTCTTGGAAATCACCTGAAGTAAGACAAGACTTGTTTGATATGGGTTTATCATCAAGTTCAGTCTCTACTGCATATGAAAATGCACAGGCAATGGTTGACAACGAAGAAATGGAAGATGCCGGTTATGTAGTAAAAGACTACACCGACAAACACCAAAATGAACTTGAAGACAAAATCAAAGAAATTCAAAAGTATCAACCAAACACTTTCGTAGGGAGTTCATCTTCCGGAGCGATTGGTTGGGACAGAATCTTTGACAAGTTCGACAAAGAAAAAACCAAAAAACAAACCAAGGTTCACTGGCTTATCTACCATACATCAAAGAAAAGACAAGACGAACACTGGCCTAAGTTAATGGAAAAACTACTTAGGTTAAATCGTAAGTATGGTAAAGTGGACTTGTCGTTCGAATCATTACCACTCTACACCAAAGAGGTTGACGAGAACTAAAAACCAAGGAAAGGGAGTCCAAGTGGCTCCCTTTTTTTTCAACAAAGTTAAAGAAATTTTACATTTTTCTTTGGTATATACATATATATTAATAGAGAGATGAAGTTCCCCCAACAACATATCACAAAGTTTACGCAAAGTTTAGGCACAATAATTGGCAAGATTATTACATTCGGTATAATGTTTCCATTATTTGTCATATATCAAGTAGGAGTATTGATAACGAAAGAATTCTCAAAGACGCGTGAAACTTCGGTTGAATCAAAGATTCACCCGAAAAACACGAAGGCCATTCGAGATGATTTCGGATATCCCGTACAAAGAAAAAGATGACTTGGCCGTTATTCTTGGTAGTGATTGTGACGACTTGGGTAATAATGATGAATCTCAAGTTAAAATAAAACTACAAATGATTTTGTAAAACAAAATAAGGATAATGAAATGGGCGATGATTCTAGGAATAAAGTGCCGGGTAATGATAGAAAACAAATATGGAATGGCGGTCGAACCAATGGTTCCAAAACAAACATAACGAAAGAAGAAGCAAAGATATTTAGACAAATGGAAGACTCATACGATTTAGACGATAGTGAAATAGAGTTTCGTAGTGAGTTAGTCGAAAGAGAGAAGTTAATGAGAGAAGAAGCAAAACACCAAAAAATCGAATCAAAATATAGTTTGAGTAATGATTTTAATACAAAACCTTTACACGAATTATATACCGATATTGATTATTCCGAGAAAACCCCAATAACGGGAATCGGTGGTGTCGGTGGTCCAATAGATGTAATTCGTTCGAAACAAGTTAACACCGGAGATAAAAAATGACTTTAGTGGGTTGGGTTATGATTGTGTTTTGGGTAGGGTTGTTGATGTTTGGAATGGTTATTTGGGCCTTGAATAAAACATTCGTTCAATTACAAGATATCGAGAAAATAGAATTGGATGAAATCGATGGGGATAATATAAAGAAAATAGAAATATGGATAAACAAGAGAGAGAGTAGTGATTTACCAAAGGTAAATGATGATTTACCAAAGGTAAATGATGATTTACCAAAGGTAAATGAAGGAGTAAAGAAATAATGATTTTAAATCCTAATGTATATTTTATAATGGTGTTGTGCTTAGCAATGTACATAGTGTTGAAATGGAAGTAATTCCAATACTGATGTATATAGGAATCAGCAGTATCATAGTATGGAAGTTAATAAGAGTACACTACTCCGAGGAGTAAAGGAGTAGAGTAATCGAACCTATGGTTCCAAGAGTAATGTACTCGTAGAGTAATGTACTCATAGAGTAATTCAGAACTGAAAGAGTATAGAAGTATTGAGGTATTGGGCGTGGAGACACGGCAAATCCATTTATTTACAAAGTAAATCAAAACCACCTAATCGGTGGGTTTTTTGTGCCCTTTATATTTATCATCAAGGTGGAATACATAATAATAACTGGATTAATAGTGATTTTTTACTTGATAATCAAATTATCGAAGAGGAGCAAAATGACTACAAAATCAATCAGAACTCGTAAAAAAACCATATGGTTTAAAAATGGAAAAGAACTATAATGTTGATTCACGGAGATACTTTTTTCGAACAATATGACGAAATAGGTCTAATTCTACTGATATTGTTCTTAATATCATTAAATCTCATCAGTATATTCAGATAAGGTCATTTAAGGTATTTTAAGGGAAATCCCCCCACTTTATACCACTTTTTACAATTCTTTGATAGTTATTGATACAGATAAAACAATAACTATGTCAATAAATAACCCAAATATATAATACATATGTCTGCGTATCTCTGACATATTGTCATATGGGTTATTGAAGGAGAAAAGGTGTGAAAAACTTAGGTGGAAGACCACAAGCCAGACAAATGACTTATGATAACATCAATGCCGCAATCAAGTCAACGAAATCTATGTCCCAGGCCGCGATATACTTGGGCGTTTCATACAATACCTTTACGAAATACGCCAAACAACACGGGTTATTTAAACCTTTGAAATCTTCAAAAGGCATAGTTCGTTCAGTTAATTCAGTATTCACACACGATATTAAGTCCATTCTGGAAGGAAAAAATCCAAATCCATTCAGAGAACAAACTCTATTGTCCAAGGCCATTAGAGAAGGATATATACCGTGTAAATGTAACAACTGCAATCAAGACTATACTGAATATAAAATGCGTAAAGACCCGCCGTTAATATTGGATTTTTTAGATAAAAACCCACAAAATACTCATCAAGATAATCTCAGAACCTTGTGTTTTAATTGCGTGTATTCTCTATACTACACTTTAAAAGGTTGGTATCGACATCGTGATACTGCGATTCGACAAGCAGTAGACCAGGCGAAACCCGAAATACCTCAAAAACCCCAACAAGATATCCCAGAAACAACCCCAGAAGACCCGAAACCACAACCAAAACCTGACAACTTGTCATATATAGCGTTCGAAGAATTCCAAAAAACTTTAGAAAATTCATAAAAAACACTTGACATTGTTGCAGGTATATAATAACAACCAAAATCACCAGTGCCAAAACCAATACTATTGAAATGACCCGCCACCCGCGTAGGTTATTCGTTAATCGCTGGTGTGGTATGGCTTTATAATCGAAACGGACTTGCCCAACCATCACGACAAAATTACACCCTATAGCGATTATTGATACCTTTTTATATATCATATAAGGTATGGCTGTGTGGTCTTGTGATATAGCTGTGTGGTCTTGGCTGTATCGTCTATATGGTTTCAACACTATGTGGTCTGAAAATAAATCAGCTGTTTCGTTTAACAGCTCTATACTTATCTATATGAGTAATCAATCAATAGAATCTAAAGATGTTATCATAGGGAAAGTATCCCAATATCTTCATTGGTTAATGATTCCAAAAAAAGAGTTTGGGAATATGCCCGTATGTCCGTATTTGGATAAAGAGTTGCGTGATGATAACTTGTATATTGATATATGGTATCCACACGAATGTTCTTTTATGGACATTATGGAGTCGTTTCTTTTATCTGGTAAGAATAGTAGTCTTGTTGTATGTCCCAACACTCATACTATTGATTATTCTGAGGTTTCCCGAAAAACTATACAATCTCAAATCACCGACTTACTGCGTAAGAATCCACAAACCGAATATTTAAAATCAATGATATTCAGTCCTTATGAAGATTTTGAAGTTGCTGGTGTCAAGACCCGTTCAGGTGCTCCTTACTTTTTGATTAATGTTGCCCCGACGAAACAATTAGGTAAATCACATAAAGACTTAATCAAAACTAAATACTTTCAGAACTTTACCGACGAAGAAAGGAAGAAACTAAATGTTAAATAATCGTAAACTTTGCTTTAACTTTGTTGGGTGGTCGTCGTGTTAAAAGTTTACGGACGATATGGTTGTGGATATACCACGAAACTTAGACAATATTTAAATCAATTAAACGAACAATATCAATACTATATATTAGACGAGGATTTCACCAGAGAAGAATTTTATTTAATTTATCCACCACACAGAACTTTTCCATTGATAATGAAAGACGACGAATACTTAGGTGGTTGTGATGATTATATAGAACACCACTCAGGAGAACCCGTATCACAGAAAGGAGATTATTGTGAAATATGATTCTCAATGTTGTGGTGCTGAACCAAGTGGTTCCACTACAAGACAACCAAACGGATATGAAGCCGGTATATGTTCAAAGTGTTTAAGAATTACAGATTTCAATGAACGACCAGAACACGAATACACAACACCATATACATTTATCAATGAACGACTACAAGCCATTGACGACAAATTAGATAGAATAGAACAATTGGTTATGAAGTTCTGGGATGTTCCAGAATCAGGATTCGATGTTCTGGACGAAGAAAAACAACAACCACAAAAATAAATTACATTTTCAGAAATTTCCATTATACTTATTATTGCGGTTATAGAATAATGTAGTTCGATTGACTACCAGTCAATAGGTTCAAGTTCATACTTGATAACCGCTCTAATACAAATACGGACAAACAAAACAAGAAAGTAGGTTATATGCCAAGATACAAAAAACACTCACATCAAATCCCTGAGAACTTTAGACGCAAGTGTGAAGATACTCAATCAGTTAAACAAGTTCAACATAGATACAATCAGTTAAACAAGTTCAACATAGATATATTAAAGTACCAGCAGATTGGACATCAAAAGGTAAAAAAGGTATTCAAGACTTTACCGATATCCCAGGTGCAGTAGTTCAGAACTATTCATCAACTGAGGGAGTTCCAGAGGATTTAAGAGAAGAGTTCATTAACTCTTATACTGAGGACGATTTCCTTAAGTTATAATGCGAACACCCATTAGAGACGCAGGTGGTAAATCCAGAGCGTATGATTTTATATCAAGTTACATTCCGTTCTGGCCAAGACCCAAAACCATTGTATCACCTTTTATGGGTGGTGGTTCTTTGGAAACAAGGTGGGCATCAGAAATGGGAATTAATGTCGTTGGTTATGATGTGTTTGATATACTGGTTAATTATTGGAAACACCAGATAGAAAAGCCAGAACAATTATACGATATATTAAAAGGACTGGAACCCAGTAAAGAACAATATGATGAAATTAAAGATATATTGTTACATTGGGATAAAGTCCAAGATATGTTTAAAGGTTGGAAGACCGACCATTACGATAGGAAACCCCGACCTTTAGACGACGACTTAGGAGCTGCATATTATTGGTTTAATCATAATTTAAGTTATGGACCAATGTTCTTAGGTTGGTTTAGTTCTATATTTATGAAGAAAGAATCATTGTATCAAAATAGTATAGAACGAGTAAGAGATTTTAAAGTACCGAACTTAGAGGTACATTGCGGGTCATTCGAGGATAGTATTATAGCCCACACTAACGACTTTCTTTATTGTGACCCGCCTTATTACACGAGTCCTGATGATGGTGAGGATAATAAGATGTTCAAGAATATATACCCGAACAGCAATTTCCCAGTGCACCATACACATTTTAATCACGAGAAGTTGAGAGATTTACTACACTCACATAAAGGAAAATTTATTCTCAGTTACAATGATTGCAATTGGATTAGAGAGAACTATAAAGGATTTAAATTTAAATTACCTAAATGGAATTATTCGTTCCAAGCAGGTGAAACCAGAATAGGAAAGAATAGACCGGACGGAGATACTGGTAAAGAATCACACGAGATATTAATTATTAAAGAATGAAGATATTAGGAATAAACGCACTTAACCACGATGCTGCAATAACATTAATTGAGAATGACAAAATTCTCTTTGCTGCACACGCAGAACGATATAGTGGTATTAAGAACGATAGTAATTTAAATAAAGAGATGTTTCGAGATATGGAACAATACGGCGAACCCGACTATGTTGTATATTTTGAAAGACCTTGGATTAAAAAATTAAGACAATTAAAAGCTGGGCAATATAAGGAAGTGTTCAGTTTAAAGAATCTACCACAAAATCATTTAGATGAAGTTATGGGTGGTAAGTATTCAATCGACGAATATGTTGACCACCACTTATCTCACGCCAGTTCTACCTACTTTACCAGTCCGTATACTGAAAGCGCAATTGTCGTGATAGATGCCATTGGGGAATTCGATACAATTAGTATTTGGTATGCCAATGGAACAACATTAGAAAAGAGGTGGTCGCAGACTTATCCAAGTAGTTTAGGATTGTGGTATAGTGCTATGACACAACGACTTGGATTAAAACCACAAGAAGATGAGTACATACTAATGGGTATGGCAGCTTGGGGTAATCCCAATAGAGAATTGGTTGGAGATATTTATCACGACTTCTTTGAATTGAATTACAACAATCTTAGATTAAAGCAAAATCTACATAGAGGTTGTTTAGATTACAATCCAATATCATTACCAGACGACGGAACTGAACAATGGAAGTTTGATATTGCTTGGGCAGTCCAAGAAATATGTGAAATGGAAATCAGAAAGATATTTAATATAACAAGAAGAGTTGTTCCAGAAACTATGAATGTTTGTTATAGTGGTGGTGTAGCTTTGAATTGTGTTGCCAATAGTTTAATTACCAAAGAGTATTATCCGAAGATGTGGATACTACCGAATCCAGGTGATGCTGGTTCTTCATTAGGTTGTGCAGCTTATGTTAATAAACAACACTTAGACTTTGATAGTGCTTTTTTAGGATACAACATCAAAGGAAGATATCCGGTTAAACCAATATTGAAAGAATTATTAAAAGGAAACATCGTTGGTGTGGCTAATGGTAGAGCAGAGTATGGTCCAAGAGCATTAGGTAATCGTTCATTGTTAGCAGACCCACGAGGAAACTTTGTAAAAGACAAGATGAATGAGATTAAGAATAGACAGAAGTTCAGACCATTTGCACCAGCAGTGTTGGAAGAACACGCAAACGATATATTCGATATGCCAACTGATAAATCTCAGTTTATGCAGTATGTAGCTAAATGTAAGTATCCAAAGAAGTATCCAGCGATATGTCACGTGGATAATACATCACGAGTACAAACCGTGAGTAAGAAAGATAATCCTGGTTTTTATAAATTGATTAAAGAGTTTTATAACGAAACTGGTTGTCCAATGATACTTAATACTAGCTTGAACATTAAAGGTCAACCAATCGTCAATGACGAAAACGACGCAAAAGAATTTGAAAATAAATATGGAGTTAAAGTATACTGATGAATATAGGAGTAATAGGACAAGGTTATGTTGGAACTGCAATCAAACTTGGTTTTGAACATCATTACAATGTATTGACTTATGATAAGTTTGATTTAAGTAAATCAACACACCCAAAGATATCAGACTTGGTAGAGGAAATAAAAGTTATATTTGTTTGTGTTCCTACACCAATGAGAAAAGACGGAACTTGTTATACGGGAATCGTAGAAGAAGTTATCCGTGAGATTAATGAAACTGCCGATAACCACATTATTGTGATTGAGTCAACAATACCACCAGGTACTACTGATAGGATTAATCAAGAGTATACTCACTCTACCGTGATATTTAATCCAGAGTTCTTAACGGAAGAAAACTTCTTGGAAGATTTCAAAAATCAGAAAAGGATTATTCTTGGTGGTGATAGAATTGGAACTAATAAACTTAGACAAATATACTCTAAGGTATTTCCAAAAGCAACAATAGTCAAGACTGGTAGTAAGACTGCAGAAATGGTAAAGTATTTTACCAATACATTCTTGGCAACCAAAGTATCGTTCGCTAATGAGATGTATTCAGTATGTGAACAAATCGGTATTGACTATGATAAGGTTGTGGAGTATGCTACTTATGATGAACGATTAGGTAAATCACATTGGGCAGTTCCAGGACCAGACGGAGACTTTGGTTATGGTGGACATTGTTTACCAAAAGATTTATCAGCAATCATTAATCAATTTGAAACATATGGATTGTTAGAAGCAGTAGAACAAGTAAACGACCAACTTAGAACCAATAGAGATTGGGAACATATGGTTGGTAGAGCAGTATTAGAGGAGGAAGAATAATGGCAGAAAAAACAAGATACTTAATAGAAATCACTTATAGTGAATCGAAAGATGTAGAAGAAATAGTATTGGAGACTGATGACTTGGCTTGGTCAATGAATCAGTACCAAAGAAATAGACAACCATTGACTTGGGAAATGAAAGAAGAAAACTTACCATTATCATTGAGTCATAAAATGGGTAAACCATACCCAACTGAAGAAGAATCAGAAGACTCAACTTGTTGCGGTTTACCTGACTTATGTAGTTGTTGTTAAAAAAAAGCTTGACATTGACTATTTATTTTCGTATATTGATAATCGATGCGTATAAAAATGTCTTAGAAAGGAAAGACAAATATCGCTTCCATAGCTTAATTGGTAAAGCATCTGATTTGTAATCAGAAGAGTGTTGGTTCAATTCCAACTGGGAGCTCGGGGCTGTAACTCATCGGAAGAGTGCCTCCCTTGCACGGAGGAAGCAGCAGGTTCGATTCCTGTCAGCTCCACAAAAGTTATATAAACAAACAATGGAGGTTATAATGTCAATGATGTTTTTTGTACATCTTTTAACATTTGCCGGTGTACTTTATTTAGTTTACCGAGATGTAAGAGGTTAAACTAATACGGATTGCTCGATTCGTCTAGCGGTTAGGACATCGCCCTTTCACGGCGGGAACACGGGTTCAATCCCCGTATCGAGTACTAAATTAAATAAATTGTAAAGGAGGTGAAAGGAAATGGAATTAGGACTTTCAGTACAAATAATGATAATGGTTATCATTCACGCTTTATTAATGAGAATGTAACAATCGGGAGCGTAGCTCAACGGCAGAGCAGAAGCCTTTTAAGCTTTTGGTTGTAGGTTCGAATCCTTCCGCTCCCACTAAAAAATAGTTCAAGTATTTCTACATTTTGTTGAACCTACTTGATACTTATATGTATATGGCAAAACAAAAACCAGAATTAAAAGAAAAGATATTAGAAATGAGAGAACAAGGATTCTCTTATAATGAGATATGCGGTAAGTTGAATGTATCTAAAGGAACCGTATCTTATCATTGTGGTAATGGTGTTAAAGAAAAACAATACGCACGACAAATGAAACCAAGAGAAGATTGGATGTGGAAACGAGCAATAATCGATTGGGAACTACATAGAGATAAGGATTGGTTTAGAAAAGGACAACCAACAAGAAAGAAAGCATTATCAGAATTAAAAGGTGTTATCAATGATGTGTATGATAACAAATGTTATTTAACGGGTAGAGAGTTAGATATGGAACACGGAAGTAATGTAGTGTTTGACCATAAGATACCCAAATCAGTAGGTGGTTCAAACACCTTAGAAAATTTAGGACTATGTGTAAAGGATGCAAATCAAGCAAAATCAGATTTAACATTAGATGAGCTATTTGAATTGTGTAAAGATATCTTAGAACACAATGGTTATAAAGTAAATAAAAAGTAAGGAGAGTAAGTAAATGTTAAAACCCTTTGACGCAAGAGTTGTGGTTAAGAAACCAGAACGACAAGAACAAACTGCAAGTGGTATTATATTACCAGATACCGTAAACGAACAAGGACAAACAGCCGAAGGTATTGTAGTATCGGTTGGTCGTGGTTCAAGAAATATGACTACTGGTGAGTGGATGCCTATTCCTTTAAAAGAAGGAGATACAATCATCTATACAAAATTTAGTGCGACAGAAGTTCAGTACGAAGAAGAAGATTATTACATCGTAGCTGAACGAGACATTGTAGCAGTTATTTTAAAATAATAATGGCGTGATGACAGAATGGTAATGTGGTGGTTTGCAAAACCATTGTTCGTAGGTTCGATTCCTACTCACGCCTCAAAAAAAGACTTGACATTGAAAATTAAATTTTGTATATTAAGAAAATTGGAGGTTATATGAGTAATAAAGAATATCAGAAATCAGTATGGTATAAAATAGAAAGATACTTTGATAGACACAATCATCTAATGGAGTTTATCAGAACATTATTAGCACTTGTTACAATCACATTACAACTCATTATCTTATCAAGAATTGTATGATAGAGAATTGTAGTAAATGTAATACAAGAATACCAGATGAAAGAATTCATCTCGGATACCGAGAGTGTGTTGAGTGTTCATCAGTAGAACCTTATTCAGCACACGTCGTGTATCCACACAAGACTGGTGCATTTGTTCAACCGGTATCAAGTTCAGTTAAGAAAGATTTAGATAGATTGGATAGACGAGCAGTCAAGGTTGGTGGTAAGATGTCCGCACCTAATGTTAAAGAGTGGACAATACCAGAACCTAAACCAATCAAAGAACCTAAACCACAACAAAAGGTTTATTACAATCAAGTAAACTTTAATGATAGTTATGAACAAACAATCAATACTTATAAACAAAAAGGTTATGTTGTAACGATTAATTATTTAAAACAATTATTTAACAAAAACAGAATTACTATGTCGACTAAAAATCAATTAGTAAATGTATTAACTACTATTCATATGTTGGATAGAAAAACAAGAAAGAGGTATTTTAATGGCTATGTTGGATAACACAGGACACACCAATGGTGCGAAGAGAACTCGTCAAGGTAAAGGAAAGAACACTAAGTTTGGAACTAAACCACAAACACACTTAGGGTCAGTTCCAAAGAAAACTTTAAGTAAATATAAAAAAAGAAGATAGATGTTAGGAACATTATTTACATTGTTCCAAATTATTATTGGAGTGGTTGTTGGTATCATAGGATTGATAGCAATATATGTTTTAATATTTGAATGGGACAAGTATAACTGATGCCGTTAAGTAGGTGGTCATCACGACACAAGAAAACATTCAACAAAAAGAAAAAGGAAAAGTGGGACGGAAACTTTCGTCTACCACCTAAACCAGATAGTTATTATACACAAACTAAAGGTAGTTGTCGTTGGTGTGGAACTACAATCTTAAATGAAGACGATACTATCAACACAAGAAAAACTTGGCACGAAGATTGTGCAACTGAATATTTATTAATATACCATAGTGGTGAACAACGAGCACAATTGTGGAACCGAGATAAAGGTAAGTGTAATCATTGTGGTTGTGAAAATAGAACTTGGCATGCAGACCATATCAAACCATTGGTGGAACAAAAGCATGTCAAAGAAGAAGATTTAGATTGGAGTTATTATTCTTTGGATAACTTACAAACATTATGTAAGAGTTGTCATAGAAAGAAAACTAATTCAGAAGTTAAACTAAAGGGTAAGAAAAAACCCATATATAAAAAATGGAGTAAGTAATGGCAAGAGATATGAGAGAACAATTTATCAAAGCATCAAGACTACACTTCCAAGCTCACATTGAGAAACACAGAATCAATGTTGAGAACTTGTTAGAGAATGCAGTTGGTGTTGGAGAACACGGAGATGTAATGGATACAATAGAAAAAGAGTTAGATGAAGTAGCTAAGTATCACGACTTATTAGAGATGTTAGATACATACTTTAATGGTAAATCAAAAAAGAAACTATACGGATAAAGGAATTATAAATGAAAGAACTTAAAGCAACAAGGGTAATTCCTGGAGATAGGTGGCAAATCTTAGATGACCCAGACAATAGAATTTATACATCGTTGACTGAGTGTTTGAATGCTATCTTTCAACAAACTGGTATGGCTCAATTCTATATGGATGCTAAAGCAGGTGAAGTTCATATAGAAGACGGAGTTCAACCAAAACCAGAAATAAAGAAATTCTCTTTATACGGAGAGGAAATATAATTGTATTTAATATATAGTATTGCACTATTGGTTGTAGCAAACATAATGGCGTTCTATCAATTGAACGGACAATTCATTTGGAAAGATACTTGGTTCTGGAACAATCCTTGGACCACATCATTGTTTGGTTTTCCAGTTGGTATGATGTTCTTTTATGCAACTAAGTATTCTTACG